ACAAAGATATACCAAAAGAAACTGTAGAAGAGTTTCAATTAGTATTGAAAAAAGTCTATGATCACACTCCCGATGATAACGAAGACGGACTTTGGGACAAAGGTGGAGATCATTATAAAGATTTTAAAATACAGCCTTCCGTATTTATAAACCAAAACGATTTAGGGTTTGCTGAAGGTAATGTGATTAAATATATATGCAGACATAACAAGAAAGATAAGAAAAAAGATATATTAAAAGCAATACATTATTGTGAAATGATAATTGATCGAGATTATGAATAAAAACCTAGGTACAATCATAAGCAAAACTTATTTTAGGGCACTCAGCGGTCATTTAAACGACTTTTTATCTCAAACACAGACTCACAGGGGGTTACATGACTAGTTTACAGTTAGTTTTTAATTATAAGAAGAATATATGGTCTGCTCCATTAGATTATAAGGATTTATCAGATGCTAAGGAGATTGCTATTGATTTAGAAACTAAAGATGATGGTATCAATGAAGGACTTGGTGCGGGTTGGGCTACGGGTCGTGGAAAGATTGTAGGATTTGCAGTCGCTGTTGAGGGTTGGCAAGGATACTATCCTATGGAACATTTTGGTGGTGGCAATTTAATAAAAGAACAAGTGTTACAATATATGCAAGATATATGCGCTCTACCTTGTCGTAAAATATTTCACAATGCTCAATATGATGTGGGGTGGTTACATGCTTATGGTATCAAAGTAAATGGAGAGATTGTTGATACTATGATTGCAGGTGCTTTGATTGATGAAAACAGATACACCTACAAATTAAATGCTCTTGCAAAAGATTACTTGGGTGAAATAAAAGCAGAAACAGATTTAGTTGAAGCGGCAAAAGCACATGGGGTTGACCCTAAGGGAGAGATGTGGAAGTTACCAGCAGAGCATGTTGGACATTATGCGGAACAAGATGCACGGCTCACGTATCTTTTATGGCAACGATTTAAACATGAAATAAATCAACAAGATTTAGAAACAGTATGGGAGTTGGAGAAAAAGCTATTACCTAACTTGATAGAGATGCGTATGCGTGGTGTACGAGTTGATGTAGAACGTGCTGCTCTTTTAAGACAAAACTTTATTAAAAGAGAAAAAGATTTACTGCTTCAAATTAAAAAATTAGTAGGATCAGATGTAGATATTTGGGCAGCAAGAAAGATAGGTTTTGCTTTTGACAAATTAGGTATTGAGTATCCTAAAACAGCTAAGAGTGATGAACCTAGTTTTACACAACAATGGTTGATTAACAGTCCACATAAGATTAGTAAACTTATAGTGCAGGCCCGAGAAGTAAACAAATTTCATTCTACTTTTTTATCCAGCATAATGAAGTACGAACACAAGGGGCGTATACATGCTGAAATACAACAACTGCGAAGTGATTCTGGAGGTACAGT